GAAATCCTGAACAAGGACTTCGTGACCACCGCGTTCAGCTTCGTGTCTGATGACGGTACTGTCTGATAATTAACAAATAAAACACAACATAGGAAAAGATAAATGACCTATTTGTCCGCTAAAAAGATCTTCCCAGGTAACTGGGCAGAGCCTCTGAACGGTTGGTACAAGAACATTGATACCAACGATGACGGTACCAATAATGCCTCCAAGGGCGGCCCCACTTCTGTGCTGGCCGTCCCCGGCTACCGTTACTTCCAGCAGCGCGGTTACGTTGCTGTTGCCACCGCTTCTGGCGCTGGTGCAGCCGCTACCGGCAATGTGATCGTTCCTTCGCCTTACCGCCAGGACGACACCCGCCCCGACATCACCGGCATGGTGATCTCTGGTAGCGCAACCCTGCCTGCTTATGTGTATCGCGCCACCATTTCCGTGGCTTCTGGCTGGGGTGACGGCCGCGTTGCTTCCGGTATCTACGCTGCTACCGGCAACGTGATCACCTTCTGCCGCGATTCCAGCGGTCCTGTGTCTGCTTCCGGCGACGCTGAGGGTGTGGCCCAGGCAAACCTGACCTCCACCACCTCTGGTTCTCAGGCTGGCGAAATCTTCTTCGCTGGTGGTTCGGCTGCTTACAGCACCAACCCCTTCCTGACTGCAACCGGCGCTGCTGGCGTGACCGCTACCAACGTCTACAAGAGCATCACTGGCTCCACCACCCTGAAAGTGTTCGCCCGTGGTACCACCACCGGCACCAGCACTTCTGGCGGTTGGTACATCTCTAGCGCCGATGCCAACGCTGGCCGCAGCGGCTACTTCGTTGTGGAAGTCTGCTACGTGCAACCTGACGAAGCTCCTGGCTACGAAGACATCGACGGTTACCTTCTCGGCCGCACTGTTAGCTGATTGAGTTAAACTAGGACCAGTGTAATACTGGTCCTATGACAACCCTTCCGGCAATGCTTTATCAGCATAAAAAAACAGGTGCCCGAGTCAAGGTTGTAAGCGAATGGGATAACGGCGATTGGTTTATGGTCGAAGACCAAGACGGTCGCCTTTTCACCGTTTACAAGAATGAAGTTGAACCTGATGAAGCTGCTACCAAGAAGGTGAAAACCCTTCAGGTAAAAGATAAGGCGGCGCAGGAAGAACCTCGTACTTTTCCCCCAGATCACCGTTTAAACATCAATGGCGCTACCGCCCAAATGATCGCTGATCATATTAAGGGTATCGGATTGAAAACAGCCCGAGAGATTAAAGATCTTCAGATGTCCTTATCGGGTGAAAGGTTCAACAATCTCGAACAGTTAAGGCAGATTAAACGTGTTGATTGGGATGCCGTACTGGCAGCTGATTTAATCAGGGTCTAATACTCATCTCCTTCTAATGACCCTTGGGAAACCAGGGGTTTTTTAGTCTTAAAATTAAAAATAAAAAGATATGGCTGGCCCTTCCCTTTACTTAGGACGCATTGGTTCCACTGGAACATCAACGGCACCTCATGCGCATTGGGAGGTCATGAAAGACGGGAAACGCTTCCCGTTATCTCAGGCACGCTCTGATATTGGTCAATATTTACAATTTCGTTTACCAAACCAAGAGTCTTGGCAATCGCTGTATTCAAAACAAGGTAATGACTTTGTTCTGAATCCAGCTGCTACTTTAACTAGCCCCATGGGGATGCGCAAACATCCAGTTCATGGTGACATGCGTGAACACATGGGAGAAGATTATGGTGGCTTTCCAGAAGGTACGCAGCTTCGTTTTCTTGGGCAAGGTTCAGTTGCTACTCATGCCAACCGAGGTGGTGCTGGTAATGTTTCTAGCCTGCGTACAGGGCCTTATGAACTGCAGACCTTCCACCTGAGTGAATTACCTGGAGCATCCACAACACGGGGTAAAGTTCAGCAAGATCAAACTGGAACAACTGCAACAACTGCAGAGGGAGAGGAAGAAGTTACCGGTGACGCTTTTGATGATTTACTAAATTCTTATATTGAGAATCAGTTAATGCAACAGTTGATTCAACAATCAACAGCAAAGGCGCAATCGCCGTTTGAGAAGTTCTCTCAGCTGTTAACAATGTTCCCAACAGGGGCAATGGCCAATCCTCTGACGGATCCAAAACAACAGCAGAAGGCCGGTTAATTCAGGTCCTTTATAATTAAAAACATACGGAAATAAGCGGTGCAGTTATCCGACTTTGACAAAAGTAGGGTCCGGTATCACCTGGGCTACTTCACGGTTTCCGTGCCAGCGGGCGACTATGCCCGTCTGGAAGAAGCAATGAATACGATCCCTGACTCGTACTTCTACGACAAGATCGCTATTCAGATTGGTCGTTGTGATACGGCCGAAAAGAAAACCGAAGTAGCAACTTCACCTTCCACCAGGTTAGAGAGCATTGCTGGCGACGTTGACCGTACGATCCGGTCGAGTAACGCCAAAGAAGCCCTCAAGGTTTGGGACGAGATTTATCTCTACGAAACCAACCGTTTAGCCGGCATCCTTTACGTTCCTAACTACAAGGATCCGTTCCAAGCCAGGTACCGTTACGAACGCTCTGGCGCTGAATTCATCCAGGCACTCCCTGGTCCCGCCGACACAGCTGTTGGTTCTCGTCTTTATTTACATGAGGTTTGGAGGTAATTATGCTTCAATTCGTTGGCCCAGCCTTACAAGGCGCTAGTCTCATTGGACGTGTTGGCGTTCCGCTTCTCCAGCAGGCAGGACTTGCAGCTGGCATGACTGCTATTGGTGCCGGAATTAATGCTTTAACGAATAAACCACAAGCTAAACCTCAGCTCACGGGTAGGCAAAAATTAGGACAAGCCTGGGGCACTATTCCCGACAGCCTTAATTATCCACAGGGCGGTGGTTTTGGTTACGCAAGGGGAAATAATAAGCGAGCTACTCAGCCAAGTTATCAAGATGCACAAGGCAATACTTACGATGCCGTAAGTGGCCGTCTTCTTTACGCTGCTAAACCACGTAGAGGCTCTAGTCCTGTTGGAACTAGCGGAGGCTCTCTTGGAGGTGGATCTCCTGCGGCAGAGCGTGAGTTCCAGGCTGAAGTGTCTCGTATTGCTCAGTTGACTGCGCAAGATCCTGAGCTTCAGCGTTATGAGCGTGCTGCAGCGCTGGCTCGTAAGCCTGGTGCAACTGAACAAGATGTTCAGACTGCAGAAGATATTGGTATGGCAATGTGGGCAAAGGCCAATCCAAAGCTTGCGGCAAAGGTCAAGCCTGGTCAGTCCGGTTATGAAGTCATTCAAAATGAATTGAATGCCGGTCAGATGGGTCCTGTGACAAACTTCCCGTTTGACACGACTCGCCCCCTCAGCCCGACTCCCATTCCTCCTGAGCAGCGTGCAGTGACGTACGAAGGTGTGCGTCCTGTGAGTCTGGAAGGTGTGACCCCGATCGTTGGCGGTGGTTTCCCAACGGAACAAGCTGCTATGTTTGAGCGATTCCAACAAGCCATCGCTCCAAACAAGCCAACTTTCCAGGGCTCACCTCTTGGTACAGCTACACCTTTAGTCGGTAATCTTTCTTACACCGGATCGATTACACCTATTGGTACCGCTGTGGAAGGCGGCGACTTCCGTTCCGATAAGGCACGCAAGTTAGCTGAGATGTTTAAGAACGCTCAGTTCTCTAGCTGATCACATCCTTGGCATTGCTTTGCATGTAAGTCCAACCAACTGGACACGAATCTTTGATTCACGGGGGCCAGTGTTGTTGCTTTAAAACCATGATTCTTTGCCCTAATTTTGTCAAACGCCTGGCCACTAAACTCAGCGTTGTTGTTGCACTGCAAGCTGTCTTTACTCCTGGTCTCCGCGCAGAGTCAAATTGGGTAGGAGAATAACGAGACAGAAGTCATGGCACCAAGGACCGTACAACAACTCTTTAATCTCAAACCGGAAGAGCTTAATGCCCTTACGGTTCTTTCGGGTCTGGAAGGTTTCCGGGGCGAAGGAGGACGTGATGTTGCTGCTGTTGCAGCCAACGTTTTGGCACGTCGATTAAAAGGTAATTGGGGCGGTGTTGACATTCGTAACATCGCAAAAGCACCTGGTCAATACGAAGCTGTTTTCAATTACTCAATGGAACAGCTTGCAGACCCAGCGTTTGCAGCTCGTGTATTAGGTGGAGAAGCGGAATTCAAACGCCTCCGCGATATTGTCAACAATCCCAACGTTGTTGGTGAAGAGTTCAAAAAAGCAAAAGGTGCTCAATCGTTCCGTGGCGTTGCCGCTTACGGAAACAGGAAACCTACTGATTACACACCGGTTCCAGGTAGAAGCAACTTCTACTTCAATCCCCTGGATCCAACCACATATCAAAAAGGTGTCAACATCTTTGGTGCGACCAACGTCGCTGCCCAACCTCCTGTACAACAAGCAAAGCCAAAACCCAAGGCTCAAGACCTTGCGGGTCAAAATCCAGCGTTGTTGTCAATGGCACAGCAGTTGTTTGCACCTTTAGTTGCACCTTCCCCTTCCAGTGGTCCGTTTGATGCTTTCACCAAAGCATTAACTCGCTTTGCCACTTTGGGACAATAAACCAATTTGTTTTGGTTTTATTTGTTTGCAGCCCTTGGAATCATGCCTTTCTTTTGAAAAGGCTTTTTCCAAGGGCCAGTCATTGTTTAATCTTTTTTGCATAGACTGCGGACTAATGCCTACTTCTTTTGCCCAATCTGCAATACACATTGTTTTTCCTTCGAACGTGTAAAGCCTGGTAGCACGTTTGCCACCTCTATTGCGTGTTTGCTCCTTGTGTGTCGCCCATCGACAGTTTTCTTTGCAGTAATTTTTATTGTTATCTATTCTTTCTAGCTCCATTTTGGGATCCAATTTTTTACCCATATCTTCAAGGAATAAACTGAAATTTTCCCAACGAGAATCGTAACTAATGCCACGACCTCCGTAACGGTCATAAGCGTTGTGGTTTTTATTATTGCAACGATTTTTCATTGCATTCCATGAGCTATATTCTGGCGTTCTATCTCGATTTCCACCGTGTTTAAATGAGGCACAGTTTTTGGAACAAAAAGTATAACCACGTTTTTTTAAGCGTTTTCGATGCCATGCTGCAGTATTTCCCTTTCGTTCATAGAACTCGCCACAACAAGAACACTGAAAAGTTGTTTGTGCCATTAGAATAAGGGAAGTTTTCGGAGGCCCCTGTCAATATAGCAGAGACAGGGTGTTTAGTCCAATATCTAGTACTGCCACTAACAAGCAGCCACTGCTCGTTGATCGTCCGTTATTTGATTCGGTTCGAGTAACGACCCAGACTGTTGGTACGCCGTCTACTTTGTTTGTGCAAGGTGGTCAAGCTCCGTCCATTTTGGTGGACATGGATGCTGCCCTGGAGCTTGATAACAACAATGGTGGTGTGATTGATTCCATCACCATTGTCCGTAACGACTATTACCGTGATGCGGACTATGTTGTATCTAGCGGCACTTCTGGGACTGTTATTTCTATTACTAGCGGTCAAGTCGTATTAGTTTATGACACGGGTGTTGTAACCACTCCTGCTGCTAGTGGATTTGGTTATTACACTTACACTGGTACCACTACTCTGACCGGTGTTAACACCAAGCTTCTGTACTCTGGTGGTACGTCGAGTGGTTTTGCATACAACGGTGTGAACTATGGCTACCAGCCAGAAGTCACCTTTGTGTTCTACCAGACCCGTGGTACCACCACTCCGATTCCGGCATCGGGTGATTACAAGGTACTCTTTGCTAAGCAAGTCCCAGCCAATACCCAGCGTGTCGACTGTTCGGACGTGATGCCTGAGATGGCCGCTCCGATTGTTTCCGCTGGTAACACCACAGGTCTTGGTAACGGCGCTCCTCTACGCAACCGTGGCGTTTACCTGGAACGTGGCGACCGTATTTACGTTGGCGTCTTTGCTGATGGTCCCAACACTTCCGGTTATATTCCAGGTGCTCATATTTACGCACAAGGCGGATTCTTCTGATCGTGGCCAAAAAGGGTGGAAGCTCTTTTGGTAATTTCAATCGGGCTGAGGTTTTTGATCCTCGGCCCGTAAAACCAATCACGACCGAGTTTTCAAAAGGTTCGGTTCCTGATTCGATTTATGCTGTCAACCGCGAGTCGGCCTGGTCCCGCTGGCGCCGTGGTTACGAGATCGCAACAGCTTGTTTCTACGACAACTCATACGATTATCCCTTCACCTACACTGTGCCGATCCCAGCTGGTACCCCATCGACCGGCGGCAACCAACCGACAATCCCAGGTGTTTTCAAAGGATTCCCGACAAAGAATAAAGAATTCGGCATGCACTGGGCTGGCGTACGCGTGGCTGGCAGCCTACGGTTTGATAATGTTCTTGATAGCACTGGGGTGCGTGCTTCTATTTCTTCTGTCACTGAGGACGCTAATTTCTGGTACGTCAAGCTGACAGGAACTTGGAGTGTTAGTAACCCACTTCCGCCTCCGCTTTACGTAGCGATTCCTGGTGTGCCAGGTGGATTAAAAGCAATCAACGGTGAGATCTTGGAGGATCGCATTATTACTCCTGGTGGAACTCCGATTACTAGGGATACGATTGATCCGACAACACAAAAACGATACGGATATGTGTCTGCTGTTTTAGCAGATACGGATCCATTTAATGGCATTCTCAAGATCCGTAAAGCCGGTTCTGTTGAAGCAACACCTGACCGTGCACTGGTAACACCTGCGACTAGGCCGCCAAACGTCGGTCGTTTCTTCATGACGGGAACACGGTATTGCTGTTCTTGTCAGGACTTCAACCGTAGAGATTACGGTTTCATGAGTTCGTTGAACAAAGTTTCCGACTCGTTAAAAACCATGTTCCCTCGTACAAATGTGGCTTCCCTTAAGCCGGGTCGCTACGAAGTTATGACATTGAAAGGAGTTGTTGATAACAATGCGATGACCAGTGCCACGGAAAACCGTGACATGCGAATTATTTCTCCGGCGCCGCAATATAACGTTCCACCGACTGTTACACCAACTGTCTCAACCAAACCTGGTGCAGCCAGAGACAATCCCGGTGTTTTCAGGGATTTTGGTGCGATGTATATCCGAGATACATCAGATCCCTCATTGCCAGGCTCCAGGGCAGAGGGTATGCCTAGTTACGAGGACTACTCCGCTGCAGGGAATGTCATCACATCACTGACGGATACATGGACCCCACTGCTAGATGAGATGCGTTACTGCAAACACATCTACGCCATGAAATATGAGGAGGGCGTGTTTCCGCCGGAACCTTCCGATTTTCCAGTCGGCATTGAAAGCATGGCGGCATGGGAGCAAAAACTGGTGGCAGAAACTGAAAGCGATCAGATTGAAGCAAGGGCTGCCAATCTTCAGAGGCGTTCGTTATCCACCATGGACGTACCGCCTTACAACTGTCAGGCGCCCATGATGATGCCGATGATGCAAAAACTGTTCAACATTCCATCAACCTTTGTGAAGATGGCTGGGTTTACCATGATCGATAAGAACGGGGGCAAGTACATTCCGGCTTCCGGTCAACGACCCGCTGTGTAGCCATGGCAAATTTTGGTGACGTTGTTGCTACAAACTTTATTTATTCTCAGGAGCAAATTGATAGCCGTATCTATGGGGATAGTGAAATCTCTTACAGCGGTATCCCAACGGTGTACCACGCTGGAGATGTAGTACATCTGCCCTATGAGTCGGGCGAGACTTCCACCATGGAAGCCATTGGCCTGGCTTGGGCTGCCTTTGCTAGCGGCATTGGGCCAGAGTAAACATAAAGTAAACTTATGGTAATCTGCAAAAGCAGATTAAGAAAACCTTTACCCCTTGCGACCTGGATACCCCTCTGTTTAGGGTCAGGTTATCCAGTTCATCTCAGCTATGTCTCAATCACCGCCTGTTGACCAGCGGATTGTGGATGAGTACTTCCAGCTGGCTTCCCATCGCAAAACCAAGGATGTGGCGTGGCTTTACGGCATGGTCGCCACCTATGGCTTGAATCCTGATGAGTTGTCTGGTTTTGAGTGGGGCGCAGATAATACGATCCACATCCCCTCCAAGAAACGTAACATTCGCCCACTGCATCCCCAGTGGGTTTTGTTATTTGGTCTCAAAGAAAAGCAGCCCCGCGATCTGCAGGACTGCTGGAGCACCCTCTCGTCATCTATCTATGAGGCAATGGCGTTCCAGGATGTTCAGTTGAACATAACGGATTTAATCCTTGCCCACAGACTCCGCAAAAACCATTACCGCCAACTCAAGCAACGGCAGCCATTGTCCCTTGCTTTTGCAGGTGCTTCCTGACTGCTGGCACATTCCAACGATAGTTATCGCGGGACATACAACCAGGGAAAGCAGCGAAGTGCGGACCCAGCTTCAGGGTGCCATCATCGCGGTACTTGAAGAGCGTCTTGCGGTCAAGCCCCAGGAGCTCTTCTGCTTTTTGAACGGATACCCATCCGTTAGCGGTGGTCATGGCGTAGAGAAACGCTTGCCTTAGTACAGTATCCGATGTCAAGAGGGTGTCAACAGCCTTAAGGAAAGTTTTATCTCTTTGTCTTACCTGGGAAATTGTGTAGGGAAATTAGAATAAATTAACGGCAATTAAATAGCATGTTTTGCAACGAGCACGAGCCCCTCGCCTTGCTAGTTGAATTAACACCAAAACTTGCGAAAAAGAAATTCAGAGAAAGTATATACGAAGCATGGAATCACAAATGCGGTTATTGCGGAGACAAAGCAACAAGCCTGGATCACATCGTTCCACGTTTCAAGTCGGGTTCTTCTAATCGACACAACCTTGTTCCTTGCTGTCGGCGTTGTAACGCCCATAAAGGATCAGAGGAAATGAGGAGTTGGTTTCAGAAGCAAGATTTCTTTTCTACTGAAAACCTTGGTAAGATTGAAGCCTGGGTCCAACAAGAATCAGTCTTTATTTTTGGTGAGTGCTAATGGGCGTATTTGCTGATTACGTTAATACCTACGGAGATATTAAAAATGCTTTGAATAGCGCAGAGCGTGCCAATGGTTTGTATGTAGATAACAATCCAGACTTGGCAGCGGAATGGGAATCAAATAAAAATAAGAAGAAATTTTTAGAACAATATCCAACCAAGGGTTCTTACGGTGCTTGGCATTACGATAATTTTGGTCGCAACGAAGGCCGTGAGATGTTTTACCACACGTTGGTAAGAGATCCTGGTATTGGAACTGTTTTTTGGGATCGTTATGTTGATAACAATGGAGATGTAAATAAAGCCTGGAGAAATGCTGGTCAACCAGATAAATCAACTTTTGGACAACAGTATTGGAATAGAACGGGACGCGCTAGGGGTGATATGGTTCCAACCAGGGTTAGAGGCCCTGAGGGCTGGGGCCAAGCACACTGGCAAACATATGGCGTCAATGAAGATCGTATCCTTAGTGGTGCAAAGTTTGGTCTTGATTCTCAAGGAAAAGTTTATGTAGCCAACCCAGGATCCATAGGTGCAGCGGCTAGAAGAAGATATGACGACGTTGTTAATACAATCAATAATGCAAAAGAAGGCACATATAAAAGTGTGATGGAAAGCCTAGGCAATCGCCTAGGTGATGTTGGATTAAGAGATTTAGTTGATAGCAACGGCATTGATACGTTAGCCGCGTCTTACCAGAGACGAATTACGCCCTGGGATTCCAGTAAAGCAGCTCAACCTCCAACGGGTGGCTTTGATGCAGGTTATTACAGGAACAATACCCCTGGAGGATCACAAGCAGAAGCTCAGTGGGATGCTGCTCAGGAAGCTGTCAATGTTGGTGGAGAAAGAATACCTGATCTTGATGTTGTAGGACGCTACAACTTTGATAGCTATCTCCACTGGCACTACACCACACAAGGCAAGGCTGCTGGGTACCGAGGTAACGAAGCGTCTCTTGCTGAGTTGCCTGAGTATTACGAAGAAGCAATGACCGATGCTGAATACCAGCAGTATCGGGACAAAGTTCTTGGGATAGAAGGGGAAACAATTTTAAGCAAGAGTGTTGGCACAGAACTTTCTGCAAAAGAGAAGCAGGTACAGCAGCAGTTTGGTTCGTTAACAAATGATTCGCTCAAAAAAGCAGCAGATGAATTAGTAAAAGCGAAAGCACGAGAAAGAGACTTTGAGTTTTATAAAGGACTCGAAGGGTTTAATGAGGTGATGACCATCAATGAAACCATTACCAACTCATTGCTTGGTGATAGCGGCATTGGTGGCATCCTTGGCTTCGTTACCAATCCTGAGAAAGCAAGAGAGAGCCTAGAAGAAAGCTTGTCAAAAGCTACGGGCATTCCGACTTTTAATGGTGTCACCTACAACTGGCAAAAGTGGTTTGATGAGCAGCTTGCTGGTAACTACCAAAAAGGAATTACAGTACCAGATCCAGTTGATCCAACAAAAACCTATACATTAACTGGTGATTTTGCTAAGCGGTACATTGATGAATACCTGAAGCCGCGCTTTGATAACTCCAAGTCAATGAGCGAGTTTATTAGTACGATTGAGCTTCAGCAGCAAGACAAGAATATCTTTGATGTTCAAAGTGCTTTGGTTAAGTTAAAAGATATTGCAGCGCTACGAGCAGAGGCTTATTTGGATGGTGTATATAACACTGCACCTCTTAACTTTAATGCAGATTTTTACATGAATCCAACCGGTAACTTTACGCCGGATGACCCAAAAGTTGCTAAGTATCAAGAACAGTCAAATCAGATCAACAGTGACTGGGAAACAGCAAGACGGAATGGAGAATCCAAAGTACCAGGTACTGATTGGACTTGGAACCAGTGGGCATACCATTACGGTTTAGATCTGAACGATAAAAATCAATTTGCCAAACTCCATTACCAAGTCGTTGGTGCAGGCAAAGGGTTTGATCCTGCTCGCGATGTGATTACCCTCAAAGATGCAACTGATTATATCAACACAAAAATTCTTCCCGAAATCGCATCAAAAGACATTGATCTTGCTGATGTTAACTTCTTGAAGTTTGTTACTCCAGAAGAATTTGCCGACAGTGTTATTGAAGGTGTTAGCCCTGAAACTAACAAAGAAGAATGGGACAAAATGCTAGGAACCCTTGGTATTGCAGGCAAGGGCATGGGTGTTGATGATGTCAAACAATATATCGCAGATCAATTTAGAACCAACAATGCAGTTAACGTACGTGAAGCTATTAAATACCTTAACGAAAAAGGAGTTACACCAACTCAGAAAAAGATTGGCGTCGAGTACATTCAGCGTCCTGAAGACGCAAAAACTACAACGTCACCGTATGCCACCAGTCTTTACAAGGTTTTTAAAAATGCTGGGTATCAAGGAAGCGAAGATGATTTTTACGGCAAGTTCATGACCGATGTCAGTAAAGAAGAAATGCAGTTGATGGAACAGGGCGCTTCCGATAAAGGTCTGCAGCTTGGCGGTGCTTACGCAGGTCTAACCAGTAGCGATCCATTTACTGCCCTTGGTTCCGTCAGCAGCCTCTTTGGTTCCACAGAAACAGGAACTGAGAAAGAGAAAGCAACATCCAGTTATTTTAAACTGTTAGATGACGAAGAAAAAGAAGATTACAAATCCAAGTCCGGTGAACGGATTCTTGGTGAGTTTACTTCCCTCTTTAAAGGGTTTACTTGATGTCTGATAAACACCGTAAGGCTGCAGGCGCAGCCAAGATTGCCAAAGATAAGATGGCTTGCAACAAGCCACAGAAGACCCCTGGTCATCCCACCAAGAGTCATGTGGTGAAGGCTTGTGAGGGCGGAGAAGAGAAGATCATCCGCTTTGGTCAGCAAGGAGTAGAAGGCGCTGGTAAACACCCAAAGACGGAAAAGGATAAGGCCCGTAAGCGTTCGTACTATGCGCGACATAACGCTCAAGATCCCAACCCTGACAAGATGTCAGCAAGATATTGGTCACATAAGGTCAAATGGTGATTTTCTCGCTAAGCTGCGTGAGCTGATTCCTTACCAGCATGGCAAAACCCAAGTCAACCACAATCCGTCTTGAGTCCAAACCGAAGCGCACGAGACAAGGCCAGGGGCGTAATTCTTTGCCTAGTCATGGCCGTAAACTACGTCGCGGTCAGGGTAAATAATTTGTGTATGATTGGAGGTAATAATAGTTACCTCCATGTCGGATCTTTCGCGTGCGATTAATCTAATTCGTAAACACGAAGGGTTTAACGAGAAGGCGTACTCAGATCCGGTCACAGGAGAAGAGCCCTATACCATCGGGTTTGGAACTCAGTTCTACCCCGATGGTTCTCCTGTTAAACGTGGTCAATGCTGCAGTAAAGAAAAAGCACTGGAGTATTTATTCCACGAAGCTTCTGTCATTGACACCCAGCTGATCAAGCTGAACCTGGGACTTGATGACAGCATGCGTCAGGCCCTTATCTCCTTCATCCACTCCATCGGATGGGAGCCATTCCTGTACAGTAATGTAATCGATTGCATTGAACGGGAAGATTTCTGTGAAGCCACCAAGGAGATGGGGCAGTGGATCTTTGATCAAAACCATTCCGTCGTCGGCACCCTTGTTGATCGCCGCCGGGAGGAAATTGCTTTGTTCCTTGCTGAAGTAGACGCCAATCCCTGGTCCTCCACAGAGATCTTGCTTGCTGCCTTCCGTAATTACACCGCTGCTCCCCACCAGGTGAGGGCAATCAGGTCCTTGGAAGAACACATCAACCCTTACGTCCTGTCTAAGTTTGCCAACGACTTTGATATTGACGAGGATCCATGGTGCACCTTTGCGTCAGAGGAGCTCGATCTGCTGTTTAATAGCTAGCATTAGAATAATTGCTAGGAATTAATGCAGAGTGGCATGGAGCGTTCGGTAGAACCACGGGAGTTTGAACTACCTTTGGAGCTGCAATTTGCAATGCGCAAGGCCGAGCTCCAGGCCCAAGAGATGACATGGGATGAGCTGTATGCCGCTCTTTTGAATCTCTATCACCAACGCCTGATGGAATGGCATGCCATCAAGGACATCATGGCTGGTGAGAACATTGATATTGATGTGGACTGGCCCACGGATCTAGAGCTGGCAGAACTCGCCGCCGCTTGTGTGTACAGCGACGACGAGGACGAGGAAGACGACGATCTTCAGCCGTTCTGAATTTCGTCAATCTGCACTAAACGGTCCAGATACCACTGGGCCTTTTTTAGTGAAGTTGTTCCGCCTTTGATGCGTTCACGCCAAAGATATTTGACGCAATTGCCTTTCAGGTAACCACGGTACTCCTCTGGAGTCAACTGAGCTTCAATGGCTTCAATACACTCAATCACACCATCGGTATAGTGCGACGGATGATTGACCTCATCTTCCTGGATCACAGGAGGACCATCAAACGTAAAGACAGGATTCTCTAAAGGTTTGGTGGCCCAGGGCACTGGGCACACACCATCCTTACATTCACCGAATGAAAGTACGTCAGGAGCTTCAGTACTTACCGGCGCAAACCAAGTCTTTTCGCTGACAGCATCTTCTCCTTCTCGTCCGGCTCTTCCAGTTCCAAAACTAAAGAGCGGGGCTTCGGTGATGCTCCCATTGCTAGTCCCTCCTCCATTGAGGGAATCAATCCCGTTACTCCGGGACGCTTCATCCCCTCCAAGAATAACGGATTCCTTTCCAGACCTTGTTCGCATGCAACTAAACCTCTGTTGTACATGTCATACAAGGGTACATCATTTTCTTCGTTATCGAGAGGTTGACCGAAGTCACCTTCATCAAGACAACGACACATAACCTCGTCTTGTACAAACGCATCGAGGAAGGCGGCCGCGTTATGCATTGTATTTAAGCTTTTGATTCACTCCTTTTACAATGATACTATGGCAAGATTCTATAACCCACGAGAAGGAGAGGAACGTCGTCCAGTTGAGATTGGATACGACCCCACTTCCGATGCTGGTACATCAGGCGCAGAAGTTTCAGACCTACGGCCAGAGCAAGCGTATGACACTGATTTGCGTCGCTTGCCGCAAGATGAACGCTTCCAAGCAGAGTCGTTAAACGATAATCAAGGACGTGTTGCCAAATTTATGCGGGCAGCAAAGTCCGCTGGTGCGTACAAGCTGCGTGCTGGTATTGATGAGCCAATGATTCGTGGCAGAACCCCCAGGGTTCCGGCTTCGATTCAAGGTGTGGCGCTACCAACGACCGGTGATTCGGGTGGACGATCCGGCGCTGTTGGGTACGCAGATAAGCCCAAGCCAAGGTCTGGTCGGGCTTACAACTGGCTCGATGCGTTCTCTTGATCAGACTTGAGAAAAAACGACACGATCTGGTTGGTCTTGATACTTACCCTTGCGATCTTGGTAAGTTACATGACAGGGGTTGCCCCGATAGAAAAGCAACTGTGTGATGCCTTCGTTAGCATAAATGCGATTGAAGAGGCCAGTGCAGTTACTGATTTCAAGTGTTAGGTAACCTTCCCACCCACTTTCAGCGGGGGTGATGTTCACCAGGATGCCAGAGCGTGCATAGGTGGATTTACCGACAGCAACGACGGTCACATCACGGGGAAGCTTGAGACGCTCCTGGGCCACACCAAGACAGTATCCGTATGGAGGCAACAGGAAGTATTGACCGCGCTCATCTTCCAAAAGCTCGGAAGGTTTCAGGATCTCAGGATCAAAGTTCTTTGGATCGCAATCACCTTCTGAAATGCGACCAAAGATGAGACACTGCTCAGGGGAAAGACGGATGTCATATCCATAAGAGCTCAAGCCATAACTGAGAAGCTTGCGACCATCTTCCTTGCTGACCAGATGGTCAACAAAGGGAGCAATCATTTCTTCTTCTTCTGCAAGCTGCTTGATTTCCCAATCGGCCAGAACGCTCATGGACCCTGTCATTCGATTTTTAGTATACAGAAATCACGAGAGAATATGCCCGCGTTCCGAATAAACATCAATGAAACGTTCGACTGCCACATCAGATGAATCTGTGGGCGGAAGATAGACAACTAGAGAAGTGCACGTCCGATGCGGCTTAATTCCTTGACTGTTATGACGCAACAGGCTAGGAGCAACCCTCAGGATGCATAAAGGAAAACTAAAAATCTTGGGCTCATACCGTATCATGTCCGGACAATTGGTAAAGTAAATGGCTTGCTTGATTTCCTTCGCAAGCCAAGACCGATACAGCTTTCTGAACCAGACGGCGTGAGAGGACGTAAGTGATGGAGAGGATGCCCGTGTCATCTTCCATCGTTCGTTCTTAATGTCCCAGAAGTATGCTCCCGCTGGTGGGAACAAATAAACATTCCCGTACCACTGCTGTCCGTTCAACCCATCGTCCGATGGTGTAAAGAAAGCAGGGGCCTGGACGTATTCATTGGCAACCTTGCTGCTGGCAACATCGAGTTCGATGCCACCCATCACTTCGTTGGCAGCAACGATCAGATCTGAGTTAGTAATCAACTCAGCATCTTCTGATCTTGATTTAACACCACGGACCCCAGCTTCTTTCATTTCTCCGATGTTTTGTTGTAATCAATCTCGCAATAGCGGATGCCATCTTTGTCATTAATGACGTAACCGGCTTTTTCCGTTGGATCAATCTTCTGTGCAGCCGAGAGGATGCGACGGAAAGTCTCTGCCATGTCGCCATCGTTGCTCCGTTCACAATCTTCTTGGGCCGAGTGAATTTCTTTGAGAGTCCAGAAGAACATAGAACGCTCCTTGTTTTCTGGTTGGAAGACCATCACTCCAGGTCCTTCCAGTTCCCACATCTTGCAATACTGTTGTCCCATGTCACCAAGGATGAGCTTGATGGTGGCATCCAGCATCCGTGCCTTGGTTTGGTCCAGCTCTGGACCAATGACAGAAGCAATTAACTTTTCACGCCTGCTTACCATTTTCAATCAGTCCTTGACGATGTAGGGATTCTAGAAGCTTTTCGGTCGGTTGATACAAGACAACAAGTTTGCCAAGGACGCCACGTTTTTTGACAAGTTTGCCGTTCTCGTCACGAACCTTGTCAAATTCACCGGAACGAATGAGGTACTCAGCAACGCAACGCAACCTTCTTTTGAGCGGCAACTCGGCTTGCGGAAACTTGCCGCAGATCGTATCAGGTGCTAGATCCTGGAACGCAAGACGCAATCGATTGGCAAGGGTCATGCCAGAGTTGGCGTCTTCTTCTTCATAGTTTTTCAGGTTCTCCAGGTACCGCCTGAGGCATCCGTCGTCGAATGACCCCTCTGGTGGCATGAACATTTCGACTTGCCGGATGAGAGATTCCGGAAGGAGTTGCTCGTGATTCTCAATGGTTACGGAGGAGATATCAACTCCACGGAATCGATGGGCCATTATTCAAGAAAGCCCCTGTCTGTCTTGTACATCTTGGTTGCACTGTCGCCTTTACCTCTTAGATCTCCTGATTCCAGGTCCCTGTTCTTGGAGAAGGATTGCACCAGTTGGTTCCAAGGCACGCGAAGGACAGCTTTACGGTTGGGATCAGGAGAGACATTGACGAAATGGATGCCTTCTGTCCATCCTTTATTTGGATCACGCCGACCGATGGCAATCCAATTACGGATGGTCTGATCGGAGACTCCCAATCGTTTTCCGCATTCTTCTGTCGAGATGTACTCATCGGCATAAGCCTCTGGATTCAACACATCAATTTCACCGGTTGAATAACGGCTGTGCCACATGGAACTAAGGACGTTCTTGATTCCTTTTAGTTCAAACGCAATATCTTCCAGGCTTTTGCGCAGACCGTATTTCATAGCGGCAAACATTTTGGTTAGATGCTAGTGTATGGGCAAATCTTTTGCACCACGATGGAAGAACAAATTCCTTCCAGTACTCCTACTCAGTCGGCTGAAAAGCCTCAAATGCCGCCTGCACTTCAGGGAATTACTCCTGAGATGCTGGAAGCCATGAAGGCTCGTGCACGGGAAGAAGCCGTTCGGATGACGATTCTGCAGCAGCAAAAGCAAGTGGCTCCTCCAGAGGAAGTCCCCGTGGCACCACGTCCGTCGATTCCCGTATTTCAGCCGCCACAACCGCAAGTTGTTTATGTGCGCCGCAACCTAACCGTTGCCGAACTCATTGTTGTCTTTGCGATTGCTTGCGGCCTAGTCACAGGTGTTCAGGCAGCCTGGAACTTTACGACTAACCACTTACCGCGCATTGAAATCAAGGCTCGTTAAGTGGGTAGACACACTGCGACTATAATTCATTTTATGGGGTTTTTGTGATTTAATAGGTGGCCAACAGGCGTATATCCGAGCTACAAGAACTTGCCGGCATCCAGTTAGCGGATGGAGATCTGCTGACAGTTGTGGATGTCGGTGAGGTCGACCCTGCGATTAAGAATAAGAAGCTAACAATATCTGGCACCAAGGCATACCTTAATATCTATTACTTACCGCGCACTGGCGGCACTGTCAGTGGTTCGGTTCTTATTGAAGACAACCTGACGGTTCAAGACCAGGCCACGATCTCTGGTCTGAATGTTAGCAATACAACAAATATCGGAACCCTTTACGTTTCTGGTACAACAAACGTTACCGGTACGTTCAGTGGTACGACCATTACCGGTACCAACGTCAACGCAACAAACGTAACTGCAAACACATTAAGTACTAATAGTTTTTCTGTGACCACCCTGACGGGTGTATCCGGTACTTTTACAACGATTGTTTCTGGTGCCACCGTTACTGGTAATACAGGTAACTTTGGAAACCTGGCTGCGGTTTCTGGTGTATTCAGTAACTACCTAAGAGGTGGTACTGTTACCGGCGACTTTGGTGCCTTTGGTACTGCAACCGGTATCACCGGTATTTATACGACGTTACTGTCCGGAGCCACGGTTACTGGTACGACAGCTAACTTCACGACGGGTAACTTCCAGGTCCTGAACGCTGGATCTCACATCATCACTGGTAACTCGACCATCAGTGGTGATCTGATTGTTCGTGGTTCTGGTTTCTTTAGTTCTGGTGTACAAATCACTGGTACTGTCAGTGGTACCACCATCACTGGTACCAACGCACAGTTCACAAACGTCACTGGCGTTAATATCATCGGCACGACCCAAGTCTCTGGTGCGACTATCACTGGTGGCCTTGGTCAATTCGGAACACTAACTGGTAACTCTGCAGGGTTTACAACGGTTACTGGCACTACCGTCACAGGTAATACCGGTAATTTCACAACGCTAAATGCAATTACTGCATTCTTTACAACTGGCATTGTTCGAGAGAACATTACAGTCACTGGTACCGCTACGGTCAACAGCGATCTTTTAGTCCGTGGTTCAGGACTCTTTAGTTCTGGTATTAACGTCACGGGTCGTGTTAGTGGCATCACCATCACCGGTGCAGGTGGTGGTTTTACAACTCTTACGGGTACTACTGTTACCGGCTCTGTTGCCAACTTTGTTAGTGGCGTTTTTACGACCCAGGTTTCTGGTCTAAATGTAACCGGTGAATACGGACGTTTCCTGAGCTTAGAAGGGAGCGTTATTACTGGCGGTACCGTCATTGGTACGACCACTGTTTCTGGTATTTCCATCCAGGGCAACAATGGTTTCTTTGGTACCGTCACCGGAAACACTGCTGGTTTCACAACTGTCACCGGAACAACCATTACCGGTACTACTGCCAACTTTGTTAGCGGCGTCTTTACAACCCAGGTTTCTGGTCAGACTGTTACTGGTGGAACAGCACGTTTCACAAGCGGTATCTTTGGCACCCTTGTTGCTGCTTCTCATACCGTCACTGGTGATCTTGTTGTCTCCGGCAACCTACGAGTCGAAGGCTCTGGTTACTTCAGCTCTGGTGTTCAAATAACTGGGACTTTAAGCGGCACCACGATTACAGGTACGACGCTTCAGGCAACCAATATCACTGGTGTATCAGGCGTCTTTACCTCTCAAATCTCTGGTGCCACTGTTACTGGAAACTTAGCTCAATTCACAGCACTAACTGGAGGGACGGCTGGATTCACCACGGTTACTGGAACAACAGTAACAGGTACAGCTGCCAATTTTGTTGGTGGTAACTTTACAACTAGCATCACAGGCACTACCGTCACCGGTACAACGGCTAACTTCGTAAGCGGTGTTTATACAACACAAATTTCTGGTGCCTTAATCACTGGCAATGCAGTACAAGCAACAGCAATAACCGGTGTCAATGGCGTATTTACAACCCAGGTTTCTGGTGCAGTTGTAACGGGTGACGCGGGTCGATTTAGTAGTATCACTGGAATCTCTGGTGTATTTACCAGCAACCTTTCCGGTACCACAATTACTGGTAATACGGTTTTAGGAAGCAACATCACGGGGATCAGTGGTGTATTTACTACTTCGTTAAGTGGTACAACGATTACCGGAAACACCGGTCAGTTTGGGACATTAACGGGGAATACCGCAGGATTTACTACTGTCACAGGAACAACGATTACCGGTACGACTGCAAACTTTGTCACTCTCTCCGGTTCTTCCATTACCGGACAGACAGCAAACGTTACTCAAATCACTGGAGTTAGCGGAGTCTTCACGGCTCAGATCTCTGGTGCAACCATCACAGGCGATACGGTTCGAGCAACGACTGGTATTTTTGTTACTAACTCTGGCGATACGTTTATTGCGGGTGGTGCAACATTTGTTACCGGCTCTGGTGATGTTCGCCCCAGGGGTTTATTCTCTTTCCCAACCACAGTTGGTACTGCGGGATTCGTTCTGCAAACCAATGGAAATGGTACAACATCTTGGGTTGTTCAGAGTGGTGGTGGTGGAAGTGCAATCACTACCATCATGCAAAGCAAGATTGTGATTGACGTAAACTTTGGTCTTACTGCTGGATATAATGGATTGAGTCAAGGACCAGTTGAAATTCAAACTGGCTTCACGGTAGACGTTCCAAGTGGGTCACTTTGGAACATACTTGAGTAGAATTAAAGTAAATTAAAACGTAAGAAGACCAGGAAAATCGAATGGCTTACGGGACTTTAAAAGTTGATAATTTAACTTATACGTCAGGTGGCTCTGATGCTACAACTACCGTTAGCGGGCTGCTTGGCATTGCAGCAGGTAACTTCAATAATATTACGGCAACTGGAACCATATCTGGAGCGACCATTACCGGTAATACAGCTCAATTCAATACAGTTACAGGTAACACAAGTCAATTCACGACGATTACAGCAGTTACCGGTATTTTTACCACAACTCTTAGCGGTGCCACTGTTCTTGGTCCAACTCATACTGGATCTGTCGCTAATTTTAATAGTGCAAATTTTACAAGCACAGTAACGGGAACAACATTTAGCGGTACAACTATTAATGCAGTCAGCGCTAATTTTACGACCAGCATAACTGGAGTTACTGTTACAGGTATCACTGCTAACTTTAGTTCTGGCAACTTTACTACACAAGTTTCTGGTGCTACGACTCGTGATAGTAAAGGTGATGTCAGAAGCATTCCAGCAAACGCTCAGTCAACCAGTTATACCCTTGTTATTGGAGACGCCGGAAGGCATATTTCTACAACTGCAGGCGTTACAGTTCCAGCTTCTGTATTCTCTACTGGAGATGCAATAAGTATCTACAATAATTCCGCTTCAAGCATTACCATTACACAAGGTGCAAGCGTTACCCTAAGACAAGGGGGTACTGCAAATACAGGAAACAGAACACTTTTATTGAGAGGAGTTGCTACAATACTTTGCGTAGCATCTAATGAATTTGTAATCAACGGAAATATTTCTTAAGAAACAAATGTCTATTCTTCAGCTATTTCTTGCAGGCACTCTTGGAAAAATATCGGGATCTGGGGGGAACTCAACCCTTACCCCTGGTGATGGTTATACATACCATGTCTATACATCACCTGGACCATTTACCGTTCTTTCTGGTCGAGGAGATGTAGAGCTATTATCCATTGGCGGCGGTGGCGGCGGCGGTGGACAAGATGGTCCTGCAGGAGGAGGCGGCGGAGGCGGCGGAGGAGCCGGATATTTAGTTGTACCAGTTTCTCCAAGCACATCTTTATCAGTCACTATTGGTGGTGGAGGTACTGGTGGTACTGGTTCTGCTGTAGGTACAGGAGGTGGGGCAGGGGGTACCAACGGTGGTGGTCCAGGAGGCAATGCCGGTCCAAGCGGGTCATCTGGCGGTGGCGGTGGCGGTGGCGGTTGGACAACTATTCAAAGTGGTGGCGATAATTGGGTAGTTGGTGGCGGTGGTGCTGGTGGCGGTGGATCTAACGAAGGACCTGCAAATGAAACAATTGCTAGAGGTGGTGGTTCTCCTGCTAATAGTTATCGCCCCAATTCAAGCACTGGAGATGCGGGTTCTCCATATCCCGGAGATGGAGGTGGTTATGGAGGATGTGGTGGCGGTGTGAATAGTGTAAATGCCTCGTCTGGTGGGGGCAGCGGCGGACAAAGTGGTTTTGGAGGTTCTAATTACTTTTATCCCGTTGTTGGGGGCAGTGGTGCAACTTATGCAGGAGGTGATGGGGCAATTCAGGGACAGAGTCCAGATCGGGCGGGTGGTTCAAGATGTCCTGGATTCTTCCCGACCAATCCTGGTTGGTCAGCTGTAATTCCAGCAACAGCAGGAAACGGAGGCGATGGACAACCTGGTCCTTCTCCATCTGGATCAGGTGCGTCAGGTAATTCTGGAGTAGCAGTGATCCGTTACCCCGTTTAAATCTTAATTTATCTGCTATGATCTGCTTATCTTAAACCTTTAAGAATGGCGTTTCAAAGCGTTTGGTATTACACAGATATACCCGAAAATATTGTAGAAATTTTAGAAAAAGATTTAATAAAGTCTTTTGAGTCGAAAATGGAAGATTCAAAACTGACTGGAGATATTTTAAATAAAGAGATAAGAAATTCTGAGAATACATGGATACCTTCTCACCATTGGATAGGTGGTTTTATTTGGCACTATGTACAAAGAGCAAATAGAGAAAATTTTTTATATGATCTTCATTGCATAGACAACGAATCTTTGCAATATACAAAATATAAAGAAGGACAATTTTACGGGTGGCATAATGATTCAGGCTTAGCAGGTTCATATAAACCTGTATCAGTAGGTAACCGAACAGAAGGATTAGCGCAAGATTTTTTCAATCAAAACATCGAGTTAGTGCGTAAGTTATCTTTTTCTTTGCAATTATCTGATCCAGATTCTTATGAGGGGGGGAATGTGCAATTTCTTGATGAAAAAGGAAAATCTTATTTTGCACCGAGAAGAAAAGGTACTATTGTTCTTTTTGACTCAAGAACACAACATCGAGTTCTTAAAGTAAAAAAAGGAGTTAGAAAATCCTTGGTAGGTTGGGTGGTTGGCCCCCGCTGGAAATAAAACATCATGGAAGAAAAGCTTGTTATCGACGCAGAACGTCAAAACACAGGAACAACTTGGACTCGCAATTCTTTTTTTGAAGAAAATGGTTATTTAATATTAAAAGATCTTTGTGATCCTCAAACTATGGAAGAAAAACCTCCAAAAGACAGGGGACAATTAAATTACTGGGGGAAAAAATTAGATCAAGTAAATCATGTCCCAATTGAAGAACAAGTTAAAGGATCCTTGTCTCGTTACTGGTACCCCAAATATAGAAAAATACACACTGAAATTAAGAATAAATTAGAGCAAAAATTAGGAAGATCTTTATATGAAACGTATTACTACGATCGTTTTTATTTTCCGGGCCAGGACTTAAAAAAACACGTAGACCGAGACGCATGTGAGATTTCAGTAACAGTTCATATAAGTACAAATTTAAAAGGAAAAGAGAAAGAATGGCCAATCTTTGTTAAAACACCTGATATTTATATTGACGAATCAAAAAAAATAATTTCAAAAAAAGGAGAGGAAAAAGGCGTGATTTTAGCTCCAGGAGATGGCATGGTTTACAAAGGATGTGAAAGACCCCACTGGAGAACACCAATGCCAGGAAAGCGAAAGTGGTTTGAGTTATTTAAAAAAGACGACTTTTATTATCATCAAATATTTTTTCATTATGTACTGCAAGATGGATGCAGATCTCATTTTGCTTTTGACACATTAAGGTAAACGTTAGGTCAATGTTTTATAATTAGACAAAGAAGCACTTTTTATGGCTGATACTTTTTTTTGGCATATTATCAACCTCAAGAGAGAGATTGATACCGGTTTTGTTTCAAACGTTGTCTGGCAATTGAACGCAACACGACAACCCCTTGGAACAAATTTTGTTACTTCAACGCCTACAGGCGTGAGCGGAGAGGTTTTGGATAGTGTTACTTTCCAGGAAAATAATGGTCCTGTTCTGTCCGCCTCGCAAGCAGGTTCCACGGATTTGCCAAAACCTAATCCAGATATTTTTGTTCCTTATGAAGATTTGACGGAGGCCTTAGTTGTTAATTGGATTACAGATTTTCTTGGAGAAGAAAATGTTTTAGAGTTAGAAAACGCTTTAAAAATTGATTTGGATAATCAAGAAAATCCAAAAACGGCAAATGGAACTCCCTGGTAATTATGAAATAAATTTAATTTATGCGGCAGAATATTTTAAAAAACTGCCGCATCAAATTAAAGCTTGGGAATGGCTTCAAACAGCTGTTCCCAAGGATGTTATTGATGAATTTGCCAGGCGATACAGAGATGCTCCTAAACCAGCAGAACAATTTCCCAATACGTGGGAAGGTGTTCTTGCAGCAGCAAAGAAAGCCGGTGCAAAGTTCCCGGAATGCGTTGCTGCTCAGTGGTATTTAGAGAGTGCGCAAGGAAAACATCTTTCATGCACCCATAACTACTTCGGTATCAAATCAAAAGATGGAGAAGGTTGTTACGTCTCAACTCAGGAAGTTTACGGTGTTCAGACAGTAACCATCAAAGATTGGTTTAAAGCTTTCGATACGTTGTATGACTGCGTTGATTACCTGGTAACTCGTTGGTACAAGGACTACAAGGGATATAAAGGTGTTAATCGTGCTAGCAATCGTAATGAATGCGCACGTTTGTTGAAAGAAGAAGGTTACGCTACTGATCCTTCGTATAGTACAAAATTAATCCAGATCATGGATCGCATGACTGGAACCCCTGGTAATACAGATAAACCAAAATTCAATCCCTGGAGCCCATTCACTTATAAAGTCACACCTAACATTACGTATGGAGAGTTGACGCTCAACCAGGAAGCACGTCGATTCACCAAGCAATACCAATGTGACGTAGCACTAGAGCTCTGTCAGTTCCTTGAAAAAGCCCGTAGTGCGTTTGGTAACAAACCATTGATCATCACCAGTGCTTCTCGTCCGGAGCCCATCAACACACAAGTAGGTGGTGCCAAGAACAGCGAGCACACTTATAACGCACCATCCAAAGGAGCCGTTGACTTCTACATCGAAGGAGTCGACATCTATAAGGTGCAAGCCTGGTGCGACAAGAACTGGCCTTACTCAGTAGGATACGGTGCACCAAAAGGGTTTGTGCATCTTGGCATCAGGGAAGGAAGGCCTCGCGTACGCTGGGACTACTGAGATGAAATGTAAGAAAGATCCGCGTATACGCGTCAATATGTGCTGGGAACTTGGTGACGAAAAAAAGTGCGTCACTCTTGAGAAGAACAACGCACTTGCAACTCGTGATTGGGTGGAAAAGCAAGGTGGAACTGTGTTTTGGTTCCAGGCCCTGCCTGATTGATCAGCGCTGCTTGGCGCGACCGATGTTCAGAGCAATAAACTCAAGGACTTTGTAAGCCTTACGCAGGATGTCATCATCCTTAGGCGTAGGAGTCAGAGCGCAAATAGCAGAAGCTGCCGCATGAATTGCCAGTGCAACTTCAATGTATTCGTTAAGTTTGTGCATGGGTATCTCCCGTTTCTTTCATTCTAACGGTCGAATATATTTTCCTCTTGTACTGCAAAAAAATCTTCCCAATCTTTTTCGGTTGCGTCTGTGATATTTGGATTGGAGTATTTGTTTTCCTCTTTGTTTAGTTTTTGTTCTTCTTCAGACATCGTAAATGCGGCAACATGGAGCGCTTGGATTCTTTTCACAATAACGCTTCCAAGCCATCTCAGGTGAATGCTTCTGTTTAAATACAGACAAAAGACGTGTGATCATGGCCTATTTGTCAGTGGGATAAAGAGATCCGGGAACTTATCATCAGGGTGATGTTGTGCGTTCCAGGCATCCCTCCATTCTGACAGTGTATGATCGTGAATAATATCAAGGAAAGATTCGTTTCCGTATTCAAGTAAGAAGAAGTCATTGGCAGCAATACCAGCAGTGGTTTGTTGCCCAATCAACCACTCAGAACCATCCAAAACGGTAACAGTTACACCTGAAACAATCTCGCACAAATCTTGCGTAAAACCGTTAGGCTTCCCTGGCTCTGCTGAAATAACAGTATTAACTGTAACTGGAGAATCAACGGTTACTGTTGTGACTGGATCAATTGTTGTTTCTTGCAAGAACAACGTATAGTCTTCTAATGCCAAGAAAAGTTCAGTTTGTGCAAACTCAACAACAATTCCGACTGAATAATCAATCCGTTCATTGCGTGTGGAAGATACGCAAAGCAAATAACTTCCTGCAGGCAGTGGGTAGTAACGGTCGTCACCACGATCCAGGCGAACAGGATCAAATGAATTGTATAGATCAGACTGATGGCTCATTACCGTATCAAGATACGGAATATAAACAGAGCCAACATTATTCAACCCTTGCCTAATGGAATCTGCATCGAAAATCGGCAGTCCATTGACAGGGTTGGTATTTAAGTCGTAAACAGAAGTTTGAATGTAATTAGGTCTGGGACCACCCTTGGCAACAATGATCCAGGCAGGGCTAACCAAGTTGATGCGGAACCAGTGGTTATACGTACCACCGCCGTAACCATTCAGACCCACCTGGCTCAAAGGACCAAGCGTACCCGTCAAGTAACGCAAAGAAAGTTCACCAAACGTGCCAAGGTCCAGTGGATTTTCTTTTGTGCGTTGACGTTGACTAGTTTGATTGGATACCCGTGACACTTCTACCCAACAATCCTTATTTATTCATTGTACTCGGGGCGATTCTTGACGTATTCAGGGTTGGTAATGGGGTTTTTGTGATCTCTAAGAATCACCTTGGTCACATCCAGGCCGTTATGCTCCCCCTGGTTGAACATCATCAACTTTTTGGCTTCAAATTCCGTGACGCAAGGAGCAATCGTTTGAGGAGGAAAGTTTCTGTTGAAGCTTGATACCAAGTGCAGTGGGTTGCCGCACTTTTTGTTCCCGCACAGACGTGTCACCAACAGGGATCCCACATCCCCCCAGGCGCACTGGTAGATCGCCTTATGGATATTGACGTTTTCGGACTTCTGTTTGCTGTAGAGGGATCGGTAAGACGGAAGACACACGCGCTTGGGTGTGGTACCAGAGGGTCCATTGATTTCCCAACACTCGTCCGGGAAGGTGACGTTGACTTGCTTCCAGACCTTGGCGTACTTGATGCGGTAATCAGTCTGTAGGTAGTTCACATCAAATCCACAGACGTTACTGAGGATCTTCTTGGCGCACTCATAGCACCAATGCTCAGATGAGTCTCGGATGAGATGACCGTGAGGACAAGCAAACCCTGTGTAGTACCCCAGCTCATTGAGTCGTTCTTCCTCCAGGGACTCGATGGCGTTGACGTGCCTGAATCTCGCGAGTCCCAGCGTGGTTTCAAATGTCTTGATGAAGCTTGCCATCTCAGTTCAGAACGGTGGTTTGACGACGGTTGCGGCGAGTACGTGGTTGCTTTTCCTTCCGCGACTCAAGCCACAGCTCAGTAGGCAGCTCATGCTTGGGGCAATCCTCAGGACGCTTCACGTCTGCGTTCCTGGGGTCTTCGCCCGTACGCAGGTAGTACACGATGCGGTGGGCGTGCAGCTTTTGGTTGTCGATAGAGACCACGTAGTACCTGCCGTGGTGCTCCAGGTACCCAGCCATATCACCTTCTTTATGGCGACCAGTGGTTTCTGCCCACTCCAGGCCACTGGGGTACTTGTCGGTCAGTCTCAATCTTTGTTGCATGTATCTCAATGGAGGCATCGGTCGGTACTGACGGGCCATGGCAGGTAGGGCGGACTTTCGGACTTTACAGTATTATCTATCTTTCTATGAGCTAAATAACAACTCGTAGCATCTTGTCATTAAAAGGACTATGACATCTTATTTCCTATTGTCATTTACGCCACGTAAGGATTGAAATACCTCTAAAGTCCGAATCCCTGACCTGCGCTTTTGGTCTCATCATGAGACTGCCTTTCCATAAAAAAGCCCCTCGTTGCGTCGAGAGGCTTCATCCACCCATGCGGATCGTCCGGTCAGATCTTAGACAGCAGCGAGTGCTGCACCTTGAGACTTCCCTTTCTTTTTAGCTTTCTTACCCTTCGGCTCCAGCGTCACTTCCGGCTTCGGTGGGTTGAGCACCTCCTGGAACACCCCATCAAATTGTGCGGCAACCGTATCCCAGTTGAACTGCTCGTCCGTTGCGCGGATGTAGCACAGCTCAGCGACGGCATCCAGCTTGTCCCGATCTTCGTAAAGTTCGTTGAGAATCTCTGCAAGGTGTTCGGCGGAGGGGCAGGGCATCTCACGGGCAAAGTTGGTATCCACATCAACGTGGTCACAACGGATCAACTTGCCGTAGCCCTCGAAGATCTCCTTGCAAGAGGTGTGATCAGGCACAACCTGTGCCACACGGCAGGCTGCGTGCTCAAAGTTGACCAGTCCCCAGCCTTCACCTTTACAGGTATTGACGCCCACATCGACTGCTTGGTAAATGGTCTCCAGCATCTCGACGGGTACGGACGGCGGACCAGCAGTGGGGGAGGTCATGATGATGCGACCGTTGGGATCGAGGCCACGTTTCTGCATCTCACGTGCGAAGACCTGCATCACATCCCAGCCTTGGTCCTTGGTACCCATATGCAGGTACAGCTGGGTATCAGGTTTGTCCTTGGCAAATTCAGCAAAGGCGTCGATGGTGATGTCGATCCGTTTGCGGAACTGGTTGCGGTTGCCATTGAAAACGATGAAGGTATCTTCTTTCAGGCCCAGCTTCTTACGTGCTTCGATCTTGTCACCAGGCTTGAATTGACCAGCCGTCACACCGTGGGGGATGACGTGGATGGCCTTCTGGATGCCACCTTTAATGAATTCGTGGGCACCAAATTCCGTATAGGAGACCACTGCGTCCAGTGATTGGCGGTAT